ATGGGTAGTAGGCCTAGGAAGACATACTGGGACAGTTACTGGTCTAGCAGAAATCAGTGGGCACCTACTGGAGCTTACCATTCACAGTATGAGGAAGACATGGAGTTCAGGTCTGAATCTCGTGAAATGCGTAACAAGCTATTTTCGTTAAATGCTATGCCAGAATATGATATAGATCACTTTCTGTCACGTCATCCTAGCACTGTAGCTTGGCCATCTGTTAAATACGAATGGGGAAAGCAGAGGGCTATTTACGGTGTAGATGCTACCAATTTTATTATCTCTGGGTTTGCAATGATAGGTTGTGAGCATGTGATATCACCTTTATTCCCCATAGGTCCCACAGCTACGGCCAGTAATGTAACTAAAACAGTCTCTGAAGTGCTCAAGAATGGTGTACCTTATTGTTTTGATTTTGAAGATTTCAACTCTCAACATTCTATCTCTAGTATGCAGGCAGTACTAGAAGCGTATTGGACAATATACAGACAAGACTTTTCTGACGATCAAACTAAGGCAATGGCCTGGTTGATCAAATCGCTGGAAGATTGTACTATAAAAGCTGCAGCAGGTGACTACAAAGTGGCTGGCACACTGTTATCTGGTTGGCGGCTTACTACATTCATGAATACAATTTTAAATGCTGTATATACTAAAGAGGCCTTGGGGGGTATAAGTATAGCCACTACTCATAATGGGGATGATGTATTGGCCGGAGTGAAAACTATAGCCCAAGTGCAGACATTACAGCGTGGAGCAAAACGTCTAAATATACGTTTCCAGAAAAGCAAATGCTATCTGGGTGCAATAGCGGAATTTCTTCGTGTAGATCACAAGACAGGAAATGGCACTCAATACTTAGCGCGCGGTGTTTCCACATTCGTACATGGACCAACTGAGTCAACTACACCTAATGATCTGCAGGCGGTCGTTAAATCCATTTCTACGCGCAAGCGTGAATTAATTGAGCGAAATGCCAACCCACACACAGTAAACGATCTAGTCCTATTACAATTAGAACATGTAGCTAAGATATGGCGTACGACTAAGACTGACTTAATAAAAATAAATAATACACACGTGTCTTTAGGGGGAGTGACTGAACACATCTCAGAGACGACCTTAAGACACAGAATTGAAAGAACTACTCTTAAACGAGTAGAAGACAAAAAACTGGAGGCAGATAGAAAAAAGCCTCTGCCGGGTTTACACGCGTATGCACGTAAGCTCACACAGAAACTAATCGACCCCCAATATTATGGGAAAATAGTCGAAGCAGGTAAACAGACCATTTTTAGTAGTGCTGAAGATGCTCGGTTCGGGGTAGAGATATATGATATCTTACCTGACCAGCAAACTCGTCTAAATGCACAACAATATGGTATGTTGAAGACTGAACAACCTGGAGTCAAAATAACAATGGCAAAGGCATTTAATCTGCCTCTAATTGCTATTAATGCCGATATGTCAGAACTAGCCCATCGACTGGCTGGAGAAGATGACATATTGAGAGCATTAAGAATTTTGATATGAGGGGTTGTTCAGACTTGACGCACTTGCAG